AACGCCATCAAAACCACATCCTCCTCCCACTCCTAATAGACCTCCATTTCCGTTAGTTAAATTATTGCCGGAGTTAGATCCTCCCGCTACTTGGGATGCAGGAGTTCCCTTGGCATAGCCCCCAAGATACGCCTTCAACCCTCCCGCTGATCCTCCGTGCCCAATAAAATAATACTCACATCCTCCACCACCTCCCCCGGATACCATAATACGGGTCTTTAAAGAATCTAAGTTTAGAGGATCGCTATTGTTGGACAACCTCAAATCTGTAGCTCCGCCCCCGGCTCCCTCATAGATATACCCTCCAATGCTCTCATTAGTCATTGTATGCCCTGAACCTCCTCCATTATAATTATATTTTACAACATTACTCGTCTGCTTAAGTCCACCATTTCCACAATACACATAAATGACATCACCACCAACTAACTTGATAAATCCAGCCACATATCCACCATACCCAGGGTTATTGGATGTGGTAAACCTATCTTCGCTATCATTGTAACCATAATTACCTTGACCACCCCAGCACTCAACATAATAATACGCCGACTTTGGAGCTACAAATGTATGGTAATTATTTCCATTATAAGTGTATGTATACAATACATCCAAGCTTTTGGGACCTGTCATTACACGTCTTCTCATAACATACCTCCCCTTAGATATTTTACTAACAATGCTATAACCATCCTCCTATCATCAGCCATAGCATCTACCCATCTATTCCCCCATCCTAAACTACTAGGGTGGGGGGGGGTAAAACAAGTCCCCTTAAATAACACATCAAATAAAAACAACAACTTATTCATAACAAATTATTTAACATTAAAATACTAACTATTATTTCTACTCACACCTTTTATGTTAAGGCTTAACCCCGGTATCATATTAAGAACCAACTGCCTTTTTGCCTGTTCCCTACGCATACGCTCGGTCTCCGCTATCTGCGCCTCCGATTGAGGATCATTCTTAATGTTATTGGTGATGTCCTCTATAGCTTTCTTGTTAGCGCCGGATTGAGCTAGCATCTTATATAACAGGTCTTGACCTTCCTTCTCCCACCAGCTATCCATGGAAGAGCGGGAAGCCAAAGAAGGATAGGCAGGGGCTACCGTCTCAGGTACGGGCTGCTGACCTCCGTCCCCCGTGCCCGAATCCCGCTGTCCGAACTCGTATTTCATTGGCTCGTTCTCCGGGACACCATACCTATTAGCGAACATATCAGCGAACTCAAATCTCTTCTCATTTCTCAAGGTCGATCCAAGAGGCCTACCGTATCCTTGATTCCATGCCACGGTAGCGTCCTTGTAGTTGACGGCGTTATCGAAATCGGATTTAGAATACATATAATAGTTATACTCATTCCCCTGAGCATCCTTGTCAAAGAACTTTCCTTGATTGATGTAGTTCCAACCTAACCCCAGAACCTTGCCTTGATACTCATCCACGAGATAATCCAACTGCTGTGTCAATGTCGGTTTCTTCCCATACCTGCGCTGTAACTCCTTCTTCCTCGGCCCAAGCCATTGTTGGATGCCAAAATCACCGGCGGCTCCTAGGGCTTCGGTGTCCCCTCCGGACTCGGCGGCGATGTTCGATAGAATGCCGATAGCTTGCGTTTGTGGTATTCCCTTCTTATCAGTCAGATAATCCCATATCTCATCATACACAGCCATCTTATTATCCTCTGATCTGTTTGGATCAATAACATATTTACCAGACCCGTAATCTCGCCCTGTATCAACCGGCCCTCCATCTTCCTTATTCTCTAACTTATTCTTAGACATAATAGCGTTACGGACAAGAGCCTCCTTCCCGCTTTCCGGGAGAGGACTATAATCCTTAAACGAACCTCTCTCATCAAACTTATTACCTATAGCATCCAGCGTCTTGGTAGCTATATTGACAGGAAACTCTTGATCATCGCTATAAAAATCATACACGTCGTAAACACCTAACCTCCCATCCGGACGCCTATAAATTGTAAAATTGCCAAACCCTGATAACGGGGTAAGCTCACCAGCAGCTTCGGGATAAAAATCGTACTCAGAAAAAACCGTAGGCTTACCAGATCTTACAGAATTACGATTCTTCTCAAAAATATCTACCCACTCTCTTGACTTCTTTAAGAACTCCAATTTACCATAAAGCTCATCTGATGCCGGTGTATCAGAACCATATATTTCTTGCTCCGTATCACGAATCTTCTTATCTAACCTCTTTATCTCATCCTTAGTGTCACGATTGAACATCTTCTCAATATCAGTAATGACATTATCAGGAATCCGTATCTCCTTATTATTGCCATCTAGATTATTAGGTTGAGATAAAAATCTCGCCCATAGTTGATCGCTATATTCGTCAACGTTAGCCTTCCCGTTTCTGCCATATATAAACTCATTGACCTTGTCAGGGAGGCTAGCATTTGAGGCTACCACATCAGGGGTGACATTCTCGTACAACCTTCTTCTTATGGCATTACCTAGGATATCTTTCAAATACGAAGCCTTATCAGATACATCTTGCCTTACATATAGTGGATCATTACCAGTAGATCCTCCATCAGCTTTCCGTTCAATCTTCTCTCCCCATAACCCATATTTCTCCCTAGGCCATATGCCGTCTATGGCATCCACATAACCAACGGGATGTTCCCCTTCCAGACGCCGGTTCCGCCGCTCGTCCGCCGGGTACAGGGCGTTGGCCAACGGCTGCGTGATATGACCCAACCCCTTATCCTTGGAACTCGACATAGCATCCACCACAGTCCGATATACAGGTCTTAATTTCTCAGGTAAATATAGCCCCGCCTCATCAACCAACTCACCGATCTTCTTATTTATACCACTGATACTGAAATTATAATTACCCATACCGTTATTCAACGGGGACAACGTACCTCTTATCCCATTCATACCTTTAACTGCGGCTCCTCCGCTAAGGATATCAAACCCCGGGGATACGTTTCTCAAAAGACTATCATCCATACCCCTGAAATACATAGGACGCTCGCCTCTTACGACACGATCAAGATCCTCCTTATATAAATCCTTTATCCATGAAGGAATTTCCTCTGGTTTATCTTTCTTAGCCATAAATCACGTTTTTCCACAAATATACGCACAATCAAACGGATATTAAAACACGAGACGGGAACATGATCCACATCACATACCCGCCCATGATATCAACATAAGACCAAACCCCGCCCCATTGAGGGCGCTAGCGTGTCAACTAGCCATTCTCCCAATCCAGAAAATCACCGTCCACTCGCTCCTTCAATGACTTCCTGTCATTCAGAAATACCTTATAGGACTCGATGTAAGACGAGTCAAGTATGCCTAACTTGGCGGCGTTATAGTCGTTCAGCATCTTCTGCTCAACACCGCTACCCCATAGGGCGTCGATACAGGCCTCCAATATCTTGTTGGCCGTCAACGTGGGCCATACCCTGACCTCGTTGTAACTATAGGAGATCACGGGGGCCATATCGTCACCCATCTCCCTTGTCTCCTCTATAATTTCCCACCGGTAAAGGTAGGATCCGTCACCGTCCTTTTCCATAGTGATCGGCATAGTGTCGCTATATGTTCTTTTCATGTCTTGTTATTTAATCGTTATACAAAAAAATTCCCGACGTGAGACGTGCGGCTACGCCGACGTTTTACGAAATTCGGGGAAAAAGCAAAGGCGCGTCCCGAAGTAACGAAGCGCAGTGGAAGGCGCATCAGCAGTAACCACGCAAGCGAGGCCCGCACGCGACCCGTGGTCTGCATAACCGCCAACCAGCACCACCTGCAAGCGGTTATCCAATGTGTTGGTGAAGTAGTAGCAGCACCAGTAGGTAGAGGAGCTACCGCCGACCTCCGTGGCCACTATATCGCCATCTTCCCCAAGCAACATCTTCTTGGCATAACCGTTTGTACGGCAGATATTGCCTTTCTTGTCATAACCGGTGTAAGAGGTGTCGCTGAAATTCGACGGTTCATCGGTAGTCCATAGAATAGACAATCCGGCATCGCCCGTGGTGACCTGTATATTAGCCCCGTCAGTGTATTTCCAGATGTGACCGAACGGATTCTCTATGCCACGATACCGGTTAGCCATCAACGTGGCGTGAGTACCGCCGGAAGCGTTCTTCACCACATATGCCTTCTCTCCCGAGCCGTTCCCGAACTCGTTGGTATAGCCGCATGGGATAAGGGGGTTGGCGTTGTTGAAGTTAGTCCAATCCTTCATTTGCGTCGGTCCCGGACCTAAGCCGCCTTGTGCGAAACCGTTAGCGTCCTTCTGGGCGTTGAAAGGCTTCTGGCTGTCCAGCGTGGCGTACTCGACGGCGAATAGCCAGAACAGGATCTTATGGGCGTTGTAGGTGTACATCTCCCAACCACTTCCACGTTTTCTTGCAGCTTGTCGGAATTGGTCTCTGGTAAGGTTGGTAACGGGACGACCTAGCAAGGAACGGTAGGTGCTATCCCATTCAGCGGTGTTATCACCACCTCTTTTATTTACATTTGTACTTCCAACACCATAAGAAGAAATCAAAGTAGAGGAGTTTCTATCTATTCCAGACTCAAATGAACTTATATAAAATTGATTTATATGGCTATATCCTGGTAATGGAATAGCGGATAGCATCATTCTAAATTTAGTTCCGTATTGATATAATTTATACCAATGTTCAGGTATTTCAGTCATTACAGACTCTGTTAAATATTCTGCATTTATATTACTCCAATTTGAATTATTTAGATAATTTTTTATTCCACCATTATTATCCAATATAACACCTCTCAACTTACTCTGGATAGGTAGTTCTCTATGTAATTGCATATTACCTACTCTAACTCCATCAGGACTAGATGATGCAGTATCCCATTCAACACCATATGCGTATTGATCCTCTAATGAAGGAATTGATTTGTAAGTTCCATCATCCATTAAAGCTTTAGTACCATCACCTGTAGTATGTATTGTTAACTGTCTAACATCATTCTCAGAAAAATCATTTGATAGTTTTGTATATACATCAATTCCATCATTTACTGATATTAAATAATTCATACCAGAAGTTATAGCAACAGTTAAATTTTGATATATAGAGATTTGTACAGAAGAATTCTGTAGTACTCCCATATCCTGTTTTACATGAAACCAAATAGAATTGTCACCATTAATATTGTATCCACCAAAAAGACTTGATATATACACCCCATTACCTCTGACTGGAAATATATTAGCAGCGTTGCTTGGAAGTTTCTCTAATAATTTATTATAATTTTCCTGAGATATAGATGGATTGTCACTTGATGTTATCTCCATAACAATGTCGAATACTGTATAATCTGGTTTGACTACCACATCCTTCCACGTGCCATCTCCACAAAGAAACCTACCCTCATCTCCCTTCGCCGGAGCTGGTACCAATCCATCCTCCCCAGCCTGAGACGCCGTAGCGCCAACCATATCCTTGACCTTATCAAGCCTACTTTCTATTTGACCTCCATTGTACTTACCAATAAAATCTTCCATATCGTTTTAATATACAAGGAAGAGGCGGCAAATACCCCCCCCATATGTTAATAAATTAATAAACTTTCTCATCATTGCTGAACCAACGAACTATCATCTTGAACCGGCTCTCAATATCATTCACGAACCTAGCCAAAAACCAATCGCCACGAAGACGATCACGCCACCTCCGGTGATAATCGACGGCCCTAGGGTCGATCTCCCGGCCAATGTCATTCACATCCTTAACCCATATCGGGAGATTGTTCGTATCGTCTTTAACCTCGTTAAAATAGTCATTTATATTTATCTTCTGATCAACCTCCGTCACCAGTATCTCACGGCTATCGTCATTGGTTACAGGATACCTTAACCGCTGGCTCATATCGTTCTTGTCGGCGATGGTCATCCTAAGCTCTCCACTGTTGTTGGTATCGTTATAGAACCATGCCTTATTAAATCCAGTTGTTCTTCTAACCTGATAATTAACCTCATCCTGATACCTTCTGGCATCCATCCGATATTGGTAGTTCGTGAGGATCTTATTCACATACTGCTCACGGACAGGTACCTCTATGACGAACGGATATAACTTACCGTAGAATACTTGATAAGATTGGTTGGTTAGACCATGCGACCATAATCCTATCTCACGATCGTCGTTAGAGTAATTCTTACCAGACTGGAAATAATGCTGGTGCTCGATATAATAGTCAGGGGTGTAGGACAAATATGATTTCCACTCACCCTTCAGGCAGTTATATCCAACGGTGAACGAGACGTCCGTGAAATGGCTGGCGTCCTGTAGCTCCACCGCCTGCCCGTTCCTGTAGAACCGACCGCCACGGAATTGGTACTCGCTTGGATTCCCTACCGGTATATAATCCTTCTTGGTTATCAATACCCTCTTGAACCTATTATCCCAGCCCATAGACAGCCCTATACCAAAGAACTTGTTATCGATATCATAATAAGACAACTCAGCGTCCGTATCAGCGTTATATATCCGGCTACGGATGATCTTCATCTGAAGATGTTCCTTAAACCAGTTCCTAAGCCCCGGTGTGACCTCCGTAAGATTCCTGCCATTAGAATCTACCTTGAATACCTGACCACGCCTTAAATCGACCCAGAAATGCCCGAACTCGCAACTGATCATATCCCGACTCTGGGTCCCGGAATATCCTAATGTCGTGTTGTTATATTCAATGCCACGAGATGCGAAAAGCCCACCTGTCCCTAGTTCGCTATTCTCCGGGGATATTCTTTCCGCCAGCACGTCTATAGCGTTATATAGTCCTACCTGATTCTCGAAGCGAGCCAGTATCTGATCCGACTCTATTCCCTTCATGCTTATAAGCTTTCCGAACGAGGTCTTGAACTCATGGTAATCCATAGGCTTGTATGACAGCCAAGGATCGGTCATGCCGTTCTCCGACACGTCGGCGGTGCTCCATATGACGCCGTTGGGTCTTTGGTAGGCGCAGTCCCAGAAATTGCTATCATATGTCTCCGGCAACGACCTACCTCCTAACGTAAATCGATTCTTATACACAGGACTCATCTTAAACACATTATCCCTTGATATAGGGACATTACGCTCTTGAGTCCATGATATATAATCCCCTACCTCCGGATAAAACCCCTCGTAAGGCTCAGGCCCGGCTATACGGAAATTGCAATTGATCTCAGACTCCACGAGGAACTGAGGTATACCATAGAAGTATAGGAAGAAACGACCGCTAAGATACATATCTCCGGTCTTGCAAACCATCTCATAAGCGCTCTTCCGGCTAGGGAAAGAGTATAGCGATCCGGTATCCGTATCGGTCTTGTTAAGATAATCCTCCCCGGTATCGTAATTAACGAAATAACGGGGATACCCGATGTTTCGATAATCGTAATAAGGGAATGGTATCATGTCCCCCTGACCGAACTGAGTCAAATAAAACATAGGCATCTTCCTCTTAAGCGAGAATCTTGATATAAATACATCACCTCCAAAAACAGGTTTACGCTTATTCTCATCCATCAACCCGCAACCGCCTAACGATACCCACCTGATATCCTCTATCTGCCCGTATTGAGCCGGAGAATATTTCTTTATCCTCATATAAGGGCAGGATACGAAAGATTCACGTGTCATAAAATGAGGCGTCATACCAGCCACCTCATCGTTACGAATATTACACTCATCCTGAATACGGCTGGTATCGTAACTTGAAACCAACTCCGGATATTCAAGCATATACTTATCCATACCAAATGACATGAACAACGAATGCTCACGATCGAGGTTGTTTATGATAATAGGCTTACCACCTACGGTTCCCCCTTGTGACGAGATGTCTGTAACCGGATACAACCCGCTCTTGATATATTTGACCGTTGACAATCCACGTAGCTCCGACGCCCCTATTTTTTGGTAAAATAAATTATAATGAGCGACAGAAGTATAATAATAAGCATAGTTCCGTCTAGGTCCCCTATCTATCAATGCCGTTAACCACTGATATCTGTACTTGCCTATATCCACCACGGACTGGGCTGTGGCCTTGGCGATACCCGTAGCCAGACGGATAGCCGTCAGCGCTACGCCGACAGGGTTGGCTAAAAAGAACACGCCTCCACCGACATATTGCTGTGAAGCCGACTGATATGTATACTCAGCTATAGCGGATATTAAATTAGCCATAGCCTCCACCGTAGCCAATGATGTTGCCATACTGTAAGCCTTACTCCCTAATATCGTCCATTTAGGGTGATCCTCCACCTCCCTGAATATACCGGAGGATTTACCTAATTGATAACCATCAACAAGGCACTCGGTGGGAGCGTCAGGCTTGTTAAAGGCAATATCAGGACTTAAGAATGAATACCAGATATTACCCTTCCTGTTAAACGGATGCGTTATAAATTTCTCACGATTAATATCCTTATAGATATACATATCATCAGACAAATCGTTGTAAGGGTAATTAGGATAAAGGTTAGCCGATCCGTCGGGATCATCGTACTTAAACATATCATAAGCCAGACCGGTTCCGATAACGCTCTTATCCAACGTCCTATCGCCCCTATACAACTCATATCCTATTATAGAATCCCTTCTAGCCTTATCTATAAGACCGTTCTCTACCGCTATATCCAGAAACTCATTAACGATATCGTCATCAAGCATCACCCCCATAGGATAAATATAGGAGTCAACTCCATATTGACCGGTCAGTTGAGACGGATTACCCATAAAAGGAGCGACAGAGTTATCCGGGAACTTGTAATGACGTATAGGTCTCTGACAAAACGTGGTTGATGTATTGGGGTACTCAGCGTTACCCCCATTACCGGTGAAATAAGACTTACCCCCAACTGATTTAGGAGACCCATAGTATTTCGTCAAAGAATCTATTATGTCCTTCCTCTTTGATCCTCCCGATGATATCCCGATCTTACTTGAATCATACAACTCAAAATTAGCCGGGTACTTATTGGTAGACTCCCAATATCCGAAATCACCATACTGATATGGTCTGGGAGCGCAGTCAGCGGGTTTGTCCCCACATGAGATACATTTCGCCTCATAGGTAACGAATCTCCTTAATTTCAATTCTTTCGTGAAGAAGAACACGTATTTCACCTCCAGTGGCCGAATGCCAAAACAGAACGGGGCGGGGAAGATGGCGGTGCCGGCCGTATAGAATCCGGCAAGCTCCTTCATATCCTGCCTCATGGCGAAACCGGTGAAGAACACGCATACCGCAGGCTCGATGCAAACATATATCTTATGGAAAGTAGTCTTGTCATCATTCCAGAATAAGTACTTTGGCATCATAAACATCTTATGATCCACGTAATTCACTATAACACCTTTCTTGACATCATTAGCCAAAGGATTAGGAGCCACGGTACCTTCCTTGTCCGAGAAAAACGTTATACGAACCTTATTGTATGATGATGAGTCGCCGATCGGATAATTATAGTTACCCATCATCTCTATGTACATAATACCGTTATCAGGATCGGATAAACCGCTTACGTATTTCTCGTAATCCAACTCCACCCATCTGGCGTATGAGGATACATGTGGATAGAACTTGAAATAAGTCAAGTTGCTTCTACCAAACCAATTGGTCTTGGCGTCAATATCATTCTGAACAGACACACGACCTTCCCAGTCAGTAGTTATACCGGTATTAAACTTAGAATTATCACCATCGCCAAAAAGACACATGGCGTTCTCGATACCAAACTGACTCTCATATTGGGGGAAATAAGCCTCCATCGTATCCATTAACTGATCAAGCATCGTCTCCGTATGCTTCTTTCCTTCCCATCCGGGATATTGATACAAATATGTGCACTTACCCAATGACCTACCCCCTTGGAATGTAGGAAGTTGAACATCGTTAATAGTAGGATTCACGTGAGGATCACCTACCGAACACCCATTAGTACATATACCCTCATCATATAACTGCCGGACATTAGACATATCCTGACACAAGACCAAAGCGGAGGAGTCTATATCAGACGGGAATTTATCCTCATCCTGACCATCCAGCCATTCCTGAACCAGATCTATGATATTCTTACCTCCACTGGAGTAATTATCGAAATCACACAATACAGAGAATTTCCTTTGTGACTCGGCGTTACTTTGTATTAAGGTGGTAGGCTCGGTCTCCGTATAATCACTAGCCAGCTTATACGTAAAATCAATCCTAGAATCCACCAAAGAGTTTTTATCCAATATAGTCTTGGTCTCTATCCTCTCAATATCATCACATCCACTAGGGAAATCGGGAGCCTTTATACCGTCTTGATCCTCCGGCAACGATATAGCAGCGCATAACTCGTCGGTAATACCCACATTAGATTCTATGATATCACACAGGTTCTCTATATTATCAGCGATATAATCAATAGCATCATCTACCGTAACATCTTCCCCCATCGTGTTGATAACAAATTGGGTCTCTCCTACCGTGGCATATTCCTGCTCTACATATCTGAGTTGCTTGACATCTAGCTGATTCTTGCATTCTCCTCCAAAATCATCAAATCCCCAAGACGGGTCGTTTATGATCTTTGCCGTATTCTTAAACTGCCAAAGATGACGGCGGCTGTTCCCCGCACACTGCGGGTTGTTCTCCAGCACCGACGCAGCCGACAGGTCGTCAGAGTTACCGCCCTCATCAACGATAACCTCCATCTCCTCCCTTGTGGCCGGACGAGGGATAAGCGGGAATCTAGCCGTCCTGTATCCTGTATTGGTAAAGAATCTTATACCCAACGGATATACCTCGTCACGCATGAAAGAGGCGTATTTAGAGCAAGCCACACCGTCTTTATACAAATTCTCCGTGGCTATCGATGTCTGCCATTTAACGAAATGACCCAAGAAGTTAACGACCGGTTGAAGATTCCATTCGTTCTCCACGGTCAAGCCGTATTGAAGAAGACGATTCCCGACAGACGTCATGCCTCTGGCTGTCTTATATACCGGTATTTCCTTGGATAACTTCTCCATGGTCGTACGCTCGCTATACTGATCCGTAAGGTAATAGATGGTCCTTTCCGTTATCGGATGTATACCTTCTATGAAATACTCAAGAACCGGGCTTTGCTCACCATTAAACCCAACCGTGTTCTGTATAACACCTATCTTATAATGAGATACCTGCTTATCTATATTAGACACGGTAAGGCGGATACCCATGTTGGTTGACTTACCCCATAAACCATCACGGATAACCATATCTTGGCGATCGAATAACATGATTGGGTTGGTCAATGAGCAATATCCGGTCTTCTCTATCCCGAACTCATCGCACAACGCCACGCAGAACTGGTAGGTCCCGGCACGCAAGCTCCCCCCGAACTCCACGACCTCGGGCTCCACGCACGGGGCCGTCAGCAACGGGAACACCAGCAGCTTCTCGCAAGCCAGCCTACACCTCTCTATTGGCTTGTCATCCCCACATGTCTTATACCCATGGTAATGATACCAAAAATCACCATCATCATCCGGATTAAGAGCCTTGTCGACCATAACATATCGCTGGGGATTATATCCATCGGTCCAGTATATCACCTTCCCGCATTTCTCGTCCTTGATCTCTATGTCGAATATCGGGTGATGGATGGAGAAGTTAAGACAAGGATCATCAACCCCGTCCTCTATCAGGACCTCCATCAAATCACATATCTCATCAAAACGACCATCCGACTCCTCAAGCCTCTCGCCAAGGATACGATGGATGTCCTTTCCCGATCCAGCCAATTGATCCTCCACGGTCTTGATATAATCCAATGACCGCATGAACGTGATCTTAGACGTATTATCATCCGGATTAGATAGAAAGAAATAAGTGTTATCACCAGCTATATCATTCTTATACCCAATAACCTTATAGCCATCAAATCGCTTACATAAAAGGGTACTAGGCTCGTTCTGGATCTTAAGCTGGCTTCCATCGTCACCCTCTATGGTAGCGTTCAAGGCGAAACTATATTCAGACGGGGATAGATCCTGTGGATGCTTATCCCTGTTCATCCCGGAGTCGGGAACCGCTATGTTAGAGTTATTTTGCACGACATTATCTTTTTCGCAAATATAATAAATCCACCAGATAATCACTTATGTGGCGGATTCTAATAAACAGTACGTATTATGCAAAACATTCAAATCGTACAAAAATAAAAAATCCTCCAGACTTTCACAAGTCAGGAGGAGAACTAAATACTTTTAAACGCTCGTGTAAAGTACAAAAACACAACAATTACAAATTTTTACCCATGTAGTTCGATTGCTTATCGGCATCCTCTACAGATATGTAAAAGAAACCGTTAGTCACGTATCTCTCATTGACATCCACAAAATCAGTAGATCCTTTATCCACTCCTTTCTTCGATCCTTCATCACACACAGCTACCAGACTATTAAAGTCATTGGAATAACCTACGACTACACCGTGTATATCCCGATTTCGAGGATCGAATACGTACCTCATCTTACACCTATCGTAAGCTAACTCTAAAGAGCTTTTGCTTAACCTCTCATCTAATCCAGCACCCGCTACCAAGGCCAAAACGCTCTTTGATATGTCACTCATGGTGGTATCCTTGGTCGGAGCCTTAGGCATAGAAACGCCTTCCATGACAAAATCCAACGCCTTATCTACAAGGCCATCGAAATCATCATCTCTTATATAATCCTTAAGCACCTCCAGTATATATAACCGGACATGGAGTTCGTTATTTACATCATTTAAAGTTATCATGATCCTAGTTTTCGGCAAAGCTAGATTATTCCCACGCAATAAAAGATCAAACATGTCATAAGTAAAGGACTAAAAAACAAAAAAACTCCCCCATCCTCACGGACGAGAGAGCTGATAGATATTTGTATTATGAAAAAGAACAATCACTCACCTATTCTTACAATACAGTCACGAGATTCCTTGTTATAAATCATCGTGCCCACCTTAGA